CCGCTCCTGTGGAGTGTCCAACTTGGCAACCATCCGCATCGCTAATTGTATCATGGCCTGTTTGTCCGCTGGGAGGAACTTCATCAACATCTGCAACATTGTATCACCCCTCTATCGTTCTACCGTGACTGCCCTGGGAATCAAATCGGTCAGCCGCCTGGAACGCCTGTCTGGTTGTATCGTCAGGACATCCGTGTCGGCATCGTACTGGGTTTCCATTATGTAAAACGTGCGCACATCATCAAGGGACACGGTGGCTGTGCCAGCCACCAAATCCTGTATGCGAATAACCTCCCCTGCCCGAACGTGCCACTTGGGTATCTCCTCAAGTCGGCCACCAGCATTGCTCGTCGAGCGATATATTCTCCCTGAGACTTTGAAGGCTATGCGCTGCCTGGGCAACCCTCTCTCGGTTACCTCCTTGGTTCCTGCATCTGTTGACGGGTCGTTTGCCATCCCCGTCGGCAGGGTGAACGTTGCCTCACGGACAGGGTAGAGTACCTGGCTGGCTGCATCTACTACGGCGGTCTTTTCAGTACCGCCAGCAACAGGCAGAATAGAGTTGCGGAGTTCCAGGGCCGATTGGTCGAGGCGTAAATCCTGCAACGAGTCCAGCCAGATATGCCAGTCGATTGCCGTGACGCTCCTCTTGAATAGATACGGCACCCGGTTGTCCCAGACGGCGAAAAACCAGACGGCGTAGTCATTGTCTGAGAGGTTCGTTAGCTCGTTGATGCGCACCTGTGGATACTGTTTGGCTGAGAAATCAATGCCCACTAGGTCACGAGTCCCTGCCGCAATGTTGCTCTGGTCTGAGTTAATATCGGGACATTCCTCGGTGAGCAATTCCTTAACGATGTCATCAATCGTGTGACCGCTACCGCTCGTCCAATCCGTATGGGTGTCGGCATCATACAACTGGTCTCTACACGCTCCCCAGTACCCCTGGGCCTTGACGGTGATGCTCTCCTGCCCAGCCTGGATGTTGAGTTGAATCTCCATCACCCGCCCCTCCCAGACTAGGGTCAGCCCATCGTGGACTGTAATCCTATTGAAGTGGAATCCCCGCTTGCCTTCCCTGGATAGCCACATCCATGCCTCGCTCGCAGGCATATTGACGTTGAAGCTACACAGGCGAAACCCACCGTTGAGGCCCGTGCTAAAGTTCAGTTTCTCTACCCGCTCTGTTAGATTATCGAGCAGCGTGGGCGTGGTGAGGTTGTTATCGTGGAGCCAGACTTCCAGCGGCATTATGCTCCAATCACCTGCAAGAACCTGGGCCGATAGCGTACTCGCAGAGTGAACGTGTCACCCTTGGTAGCCGTGGCTGCGCCCTTCGCCATGATGTATACCCTTGTCCCTTGTGGGTGTACCTCTGGGCTTCTGCCCAACTGGGTAGACGGGAAGGACTGCACAACGTCTGAGGCATCAACCAGGAATAGCCCTTTGGCATCCCCCATAGAGTTGAGGAGGATAACGTCTGTGTCGGCGGTCTTGGTCGTGTAGTTGCTCCCCCTGTCGTTCGGCAACAGCATCACCCAATCTACGAACCATATCACCCGCTGCCCTGCGGAGACTTGGTTGTAACTGACACCCGATGGCGTTGTGTCCCATGCGCAGAAGATAGAGAGCGTGAACGTGCCGTCAGTCATATTTGAGGCAGTAACAACGGGAGGGATGGTAACTGTGCCAAGGTCAAGGACTTCACGATTGGAAGCAGCCCCAGCCGCCACCGCCTGTGCTGGCATCTCCACAAAGCTGCCCGTAGCAGGGGAGGTTATACTCAATAGGTTAACGTTGCCATAGGTGAACCCCATGCCGAACGCCCACTGTGCAGCATTGTGGGCATTACCGCTGCCAGAGTTCTCGGAAACCTTTACCCCCACCAGCACTCGGAATCCCCCCTTGGGCAGAGCGGTGATGCCGTAATCTAGGCGAAAGAGGCCCGTTAGTGTACCTCCTATATCAGATGCCCCGCTTCCTGGTCGCTCTGCGCTGACCTGCCGTGCCGAACCATCGCTATTCGTCCCGTCACTCTCCGTGGCATTATTGACCATCGTGTAACCCGACGGGGTGCTTATGGTGGCTGTGGCTGTGTTAGCCTCTCCCTCTAGCCAGATGGCATCATACTGCTGCCCTGCGTGTCTTGCGCCCGACCAGAACTCATCATGGTCTTGGCCCTCTGTGATGGTCAACTGGAGTTCCGCTGGCATATCCCCTGGAACGTCCTCAATGTCTATGTAGTTCGTCGTAGCCTGGGAATCGTCTGCGAGGTGGTTGGTAATGCTCCGACTGCTGGCCCATGCCACAGGAACGGCTGCGGCTTGTACCGCTATCACATTATCAATATAGACTATGCCTGTGGCAGATGCGTCGGTGGCTTCTAGGCGTATTCTTAGGTCTACATACCCTGCACCTCCAGGTGCGGTCTGATTATTGGCAGTCAGCTTCACGAACTCAGAGGCGTTGACCGTCGTCGTGGAATGTTCTGTATCGGTTCCTGAGTCATAGTCCAGTTCCATCACAACCTTGCAGTTCGATAGAGCGTCCACCCGTACCCAGCACTGGAACGACCAGACCTCAGTAGCATCTACATCGAGGAGCCTTTGGACACGCTCGATGACCTGCCCAGAGGATGAGGATGTCATCACCAGCTTGAGGCTGGCAGAGCCATCCTTCTTGACCGATGTGTCCCTGGCACTGGTTCCCGACCCTGTATGGTTTGATGTCCAATCTGCCAGGGCCGTCCCTGCCACCTCGAACCCTGGGTCGGCTACATAGTTCTCTATCGTTTCCTCTGCGCCAAAGCCGAACGGCTTACAGAGCAGGGTTAGCGTAGCCGTAGCAATCTTGATGTTGACCGTATGGGCTGGGGAGAACTCATCGCCTATGGCTAGGCTCCCCGTTAGGACATGGAAGTCCACCTGATTGGTCGCCCCCTCCCACTTACGCCTGAGAATAAGCTGGGAGCCAAGGCCCGTAGTGGTGAACTCGGCCCCACGTTCAAGCAGGCTGTGAATAGCGTTGATGTTGGCGATTAGGTTGTCTTGGGAGGTTCCACCGATGAGCACGGTGGCTGTCACCGTGCGGTTGTTATAGGCCCGTTGGGTTATATCAGCACCATGCCTGTTAAGGTTGCGTCCTCCCACGGCTGTCCTGCTGGTTGGCACAGGAGCCAGGAACGGGGAACGTGCCGAGTAGATAGTCCCGTCGTTGAGGTCTATGGCCGTGTCATCGTTGAGTAGCTGTAAAGTCCACGCCATAGTCTAAAACTCCCCACCAATCGCCTCTTGCGCTGCTGCGCTACCGCCAAGATATGTATCGCTAATATCACCCAACTGCACTACCACTGGTGTGAGTTCGCTGAGTCCTGCCGCTAGGTCAATGGTCGGGTCTTTTGCGTGTGCTTGCATAAGTGCGAAAGCCGCTCGCAACTTTTCACTCTCCTCATGAAATGAAATACCACCACCAACGCCCCCACCACCAGGACGACCACCATTGCCACTACCCACCATACCCTGCGCCATCCTACTCATGTCTGATGCTAGGGTCTGCTCACGATATTTATATCTCAGTGCTTCTAGAGAAGGGATGAGTACATCGGTCACCTTGTCTGCCGTCTCCTCAACTGCATCGCCCACGGCTTCCACGTCCTGTACCATGTGGCCTCCCCACGCAGTCGTTACCACCTTTGCCGCATCCTTGCTGGCCTCCCCAAAGTCTATGACCACTGCGTCCAGCCTGTCTAAGGCATCACTCAAGGACGGGATAGACCTATTCGTTATCTCGTTGAATGTATTGATAAGCAAATCCATAGGCGCAGCGAACTGCCGCATAAAAGATATGAACCCGTCCAATAGGGTTTGCAGAATCTTGGCGGTGATGTCCCTGATACCCCCGAAGTCCCTTTTCCACGCAACGACCAACCCAGCCACCAGAGCAATCAATCCCGTAATCGCCAAGGTGATGAGGCCAAACGGCCCCAGCATGGCGTGGAAAGCTGCGCCCACCATAGGGGCGAGCGCAATCAGCCCAGGTAGCATCACCAGCAATGGCCCCAGCACCAGCAGGAACCCACCGACGGCTGCGGATACCAGGACGATGACCTGGGTCAGCCCAGGATTGGCATCTGTCCATGCGCTGACCTTGCTGATAACCGTGGTGGCCTTCTCCGCGAAATCTGTTATCACTGGTGCAAGCTGCTCTGCGATAGCCAGCATCACGCCCTGGAGACTGCCCTTGAGGGTGGTAAAGGAATCACTGAGCCGTGCCGCCTTGTCTGCGGCCTCCTGGTCAAAGACCACCCCCATCTCATGGGCCTTCTGTTTCATCTCCTCCAGCCCTGCGGCTCCCCCTGCCAGCATCGGCAACAGGGCTGTCCCGGCCCTGCCGAACACCTCCTGGGCTGTTGCGACCTGGTCTGTTTTGTCTGCCATATCAGCCAGGGCCATAGTCAGGATTTCAAACTGCTCCTCTGGGCTTTTACCCATCAGGTCGTCGACGCTCACACCCATCCTGTCCAGTGCGTCCACGCTCTCTCCCAGCCCGTCCTTCGCATCGACAATGACCTTGGACATACGTCGGATGCCTGTCTCCATACCCTTTAAGGAGGAGCCAGACAACTCGGCTGCAACACGCAGTTCGGATAACGCCTCGGTGGAGAACCCTGTGCGCAATGCCATCTTCTGGACTTCGTCGCCCATCTTGGCGAACTGGGTAATGCTCGCAACGCCCAGACCAGTGATGAGTCCACCCGCAACGGTGGCGGCTCGACCCACCGACTTCATTTTGTCAGCAATGCCAGCAAGACCAGCCTTGGCCTTTGCTACATCTGCGTTGACTCTGATAACTACTTCATTAGCCATGTTGCAACCTAGACAAGTTCGCTAATTGTTCTTCCATGTCTTGTGTCTTATTGCTTGGAGCATCATCGCTTGCCAACGCCAGGATGCTCTGTATGCCGAATATAAGGTCAGCATCCTCTGCTAACAGTTGGGACGGCAGGCAGCTATATCTCTGGCACAAGGCATCAATCATCCTGGCACGGGTGAGGGGCCACGGCATCCCAATGACGTTGCCGTCCCTGTCCGTGCCTCCCCCTACATGGAGCCACCGTTCGACCTCCCGCCTAAAGGGTCTGGCGGCTTTATGGCAGCATCTACCCATTGCTGGAGGATGACATTTGCGAGGTCTATCGGTATCGCTATCATCCCCTGGCCCGTTGCAGCAATAGCGTTGCCGTCATCATCCTCCAGGTTCCAGCCCTCCAGCACCGACTCGCCGAATACCTGGAAGACCTGGAATTGTTTATCGTCGGCTATCAGGTCTTGTATCTCCATGAATAGGGCAACAGGTACATCCAAACGCACAACCACCTCGGCCCCCTCATAGGCCGTGTCCTCAAATATCAGACGGGCCGTGCGCCTGGGAACCCTGTAACCTCTCGTTGCTTTCTGCGTAGTGGCTACCATATTCCCTCCTCTGCCTTCTTACACAATTGTACAAATGCGGATGCTAGGGTCACACCCTGATACTATGCCCAAGTGGGGGCTGTACCGCTTTGCAGTACGCCTGGGACAGAGAATGTCAATTCACCGCTCGATGCCCTGGTCAGTGGATAGTCGGTGAGCAACTGCTCACTGGCTAGGGTCTGACCGCTCATCACCAGAGTGACCGTCCTCGCTACCGAGGCACTTCCCACGGTCTTGAACACATCATGCGACATATTGGACGCATCATTAAAGACCCCATCGAACGTTGCCGACAAATCTGCCAGCAACAGGAGGCGTTCTATCGCCGCCTTATCCACGCCCGTCACATCCTGGGTGCCTCTGGGAATTGACCAGCTTAACCCCGTGATGTCATTGCTGATAGTTCGGGCCGAGCCTCCGCTATCATCAATTGCCACGCTGACCGTGGGTGCTTCCTTCGCCATGTCTTACCTCACTTTCCTGCCTGTTCTGCGGCTGTATTAAACTCATCCATCCAACGCTCTGACTCCATAGCGTTATGCTCCACCCGACCTGCCTCTAGCCCTGGCAGGTCTTTGGTTAACCACGGCCCCCGTTCCAACTTCGTCCAGTGATTAGAACCAAAGCACCTCTGCCCTGCTGGATAGTGCAGGGTGATTAACCCGTCCCCCATGACCTCGGCCCTGTAATGTCGTTCCTTGTCGGCCCTAACAAAATCGTATTGAGGACTGTTAGCCTCAACGGTTGTCGTCCATCCCAGCAGATAACGAGGGCAATCCACCTCTGCGCAAGTTGCCCTGCGCCAGTGGGTGTCTTTGGGCCAAGTGACCTGATACTGGCTAGTACGCTGTATCATCTACCGTCTCG